AAGGCACAATATTTCAACCACCCCGGCCTACCGGCCTTTCAGTTGAAATGGGCAGTTACGATGCCCAGCGCCTGTCCATTGGAAACCTCAAATACCGCATTAAGGGTAGTCATTAACTGACTAGCAGGAGGGTGGATAGATTGCTCTAACGTCGCCTCTTTTCTCCGAGGATAGCTAACCGGGACTTTCCCAAGGTTCGTTACACCTTACGGCAATTGAGTTGTCTCAGGGAGTACTACGAGTGCTTTGACTTCGTTATTACGGAGCTCGTACTCGAGTAACCCTTGAACGGTCTTCATAAGATCAGCAGCCAAACCGTATTGATGCTTGATAACAGGTCTTCGCTTCCAATCAATGGAGGCAAGGTCCTGAATATCAAGAAGCGAAAATTGGATGGCCCCTGGTCTATCAGCCTCAGTGGGGTTAAGAACCCCATGGAGATTGAGAGACGCAGAGTAAGATGGATTCATCCCCGCCCAAAGGGTTTTGAGGTAAATCCAAAAGCCAGGTGAAACTAGTAACAGCGGGATAGAGAATACCGCAGACAACCAGGAATCTCCCGCGATAATTGGACGATTCATCCAATTAGCGATGAAATATTCCATATTGTCACGGGCAGTACTGGCTTTATCGGCTATATCCGCCGTGACCAAGACTTGAAAGGCTTGAATCACGTATGATACAGCGAGGCTCATCGAGAGTCCCGTAATCCGAGTGAACCATGCTTCAGCGAAAGCTGTCACATGGCCCGGATCACGTAGAAGACCCGATGGACCGATAATTGTCGCAAACATTAGCGAAACTAACTTAGGATCGATATTACGTCGAACCTTAGAAAGAGTAGCTAATGCATTCTCTAACTGCTTAGGAAAGTGCAACCAGCCACGTTGGAATAACTGTAAGATCAGAACGGGGTAGAGGTAAATGTTCCGTAGAACGGCCAAGAGTAATCCAGGCCCTACTGCAGACATTTCCCCTCTAGTCCCGCTTACCCACCGTTTGGCAAACTCGATGAAACCTACCTCCGACACAAGAGACTTGTGAAGGTTGATAGGGACACCAAGAGTCCGTATGATAGATAAGTAGTGGTCCGCTACACTCTTATCGGCAATGACGAGGTCATCACCGAGAACAGCGTAATACGGAAACCATGTAGTCCACCCTGCACGCATAGCCGCTAACTGAACAATCACATGGTGATTGAAAGCTAGCATAGCCCAGGAGCTAAGAGCTCCCATCGGTTGCCCGACTGCATACCGGATAGGAGTACCTTGGTACCACCAATCTCGGTCCAACAGTTTCATCCATAGGGCAGATACTCTCTCTCCAAAAGGAGGGAAAAGACCTGACCTTGGAACGCAACTGGAAGGCGATCCGTAGCAGCTGTGAGATCAAAGGAGAAGGCAGGGAACCCTAATCGGACTCTGGGTAAAACCCAGCGTTCAATTGGGGCCCACTGGTCAAACGTTCCATCCTGCTCGATCGAGCGGAGGATATGGAAAATAGCATCATGGTACGGTTTGAACACAAGTTGTGTCCAAAAGTCCGTGATAGCTACGATCCGACGTTTTCCAGCCCCATCTACATTTAGAACCGCTAAGCGGCCTAACTTGGATGGGATCACCTTCAACCCTTTGAGCAACACCAGCACTACTATCCCGGGAAACGAGATCACCTGGATAAGTAGGATCCACCCCAGAGCAGCATAGAACCCAGATCTGATCATGAACGGGATTAGAGATCCAAAGAATATCTTCGGATGCTCTAACCACGCTAATGCATCAGCTCCAGAGAACCATGTTGCTCGTGGCCCATTGGGCCCGGATGATTCACTTACCAACCAAGTAACACTCCCCACACGTGCCTTAGGAAACAGTGCCATCACTTTCACCAGCTCACCAAGGGCGAGCAATGGAGAAACCCCATTAAAAGGGTCCGTAACAGTTCCGAAGTTCGGAACGGCTACAAAGTTGATGACACGGTAAACCGAAAGCACGGTGAGTACAATCCGAGTTAACAGTTGATCCTTCATTGCCCCTTCCGCCCGAAAGCGGAGGATGACAAAACGAAGAGGTCCAGGGATAATCGTTGGAAGCCCTGCTCTACTCCGTTTCACCCGGGGCGCCCCTTGTGGGGAAATTCGCACCGAGTGATTCAGGAAGGCAATAACGCAGGCGACAGACTCTTTGAGGTATTGAACTAGGAATTTCTTCCCAGATTTCTGCCACAGAGAGACAAGTCGTTCTGTTAAAAGCCGAAACACCGGTAGATACTCAGAAAGACCCACGGACAGGACCAGAAGATGAGTCACACCCCAAATTTCTTTGGGAGTGATCCATTTCCGGTTTATAATGGCAGCCGACATCTCCTTAAAAGTGAAGAACATCGCTTTTATTGATATGTTGTGTCATTAGAAACCACTAGTCTTGTCACGAAAGGGTGAGGTGCGAGCACACCGTCTCGTGCCCCGGCTGCCTAAGCGACAGGGACAACAGAGGACTAATGGGAACAGTGGTATTTTCACCACTTTTAGTTTCCCACTACCTCTCTCAGGACCTTGACGTCAGTCACTCGAGAGATAGCCATCCTAGACCTCCCTTTACAGGGACGGAATAGGCAGGGTGGGGTCTTGACAGACCAACTTGGCCCAGAGGAAGCACGGGGCCTAAGTAGATCGTACCTTTACAGG